CTCTTTACAGTCATTGGTATTCTATCACCATTTTGTGAAAAGATACCTGTACCGATTTCTATAACTTCACCATTTACTTTTTGGTTCTGTGTCATTGATTCCGATATGATGATTCCACTCTTTGTTTTTGATTCCTCTTTTTTAATTGGTTTTACTAGGACTCTATCTCCCAATGGTTTAAATTGTGTCATAAAATTGATTTTGTTGTTCTTGTCTATTTATTTGTTTTGGATGATACAGTGCCCAATGTTCTTCAGCTGGGAAGTTTGAGAATGTATCATAACCTGTAATTTTTTCATGTACCTTATTCATCCAAGTTACATCTTCTGTATTCTTATAAATTCTTGTTTGGTAATCTGGCCAATTCACCCATCCTTTTTCATTTACATTCCATCTCCATTTTTGGATATGTTCTTGAGTTAACCCATTTACAGTATTTACTCTTGGTACGAAAATAATATCGACTGGATTCGATTCTAATACTTCAGGTAGATATGCAATCATAACCTCATTTGGAATCTCATCTGCATCTATCTGAAATATATAATCACCTTTACAATTTTCCTTAAGGTTATTCTTATATGATGCGAAATCTTTGTTAAGAGGAAATCCTACAACAGTATATCCATGGATTTTTTGTTTTATTTTAAGAAATTCTAAAACTTCATCAGTAACACCACCTTCATCATATTGAATTACAACCTCATCCTCTTCTCTGATATTGTTATTTAGAAAATCTAATAACTTCATTAGTTCTTCTAACTCATTATGTACTGTAATTGCGTAACTAATCTTCATCTCTATCTTCGTTTATTTCATCTCGAATTATTTCTCTACGAGTTGATGTTGTACCTGGTTCATTAAATAATTTTCTGAGTACATCTTCTTCAAACCTAATTTCATATACATTTACAATATTACTTAAAATGTAAGTTCTGTAATTTCCAAGTGAACGAGAATATAATTTAGAATTATTCTTAACATATGATTCAAATAAAGAACTACCATCCTTAGAAAACTTTTTTAGTAGAAGTTCTAATGCTTGGTCTGAACCTATTGGAATTCTTTTTTCTCTCAATTTACCAATAAAATTAGTAAAATCAATAGGTTTAATTGGATTAAGTTTAATCGCATGAACCTTATTATTAACAACACCAATAACAAAAATGTATCGTGCATCTTCTCCACTTCGTGTTGCTGGTTTTCCACCTTTATAAGTGGTGATACGATAAATATTTCTTGGTCGTATTTGTGAACGAGGTACTCTCTTCTCAGGTCTTAAAAATGCTTTATATTGTCTTGTAAACGCCATTCATTACAGTTTTTTAATTTCAGGTAACTTGAGTTCTACTTTCTTTTGTACTTTTACATATTTATCAAGTATTTCTTTTAGTTTACCCGTCATACTGACCAATGTAAAGTTTTTATTAATATTAGTTTTTAATCCTTCTGATTTCTTCAGGTGTTTTTTATAGTTTTTATAAACATCGAATATTTTACCAGCTGCTTTTGAGTAATCTACATTAAACCACTTTGATTGTTCTAATAAGAATTTGTTTGCTGCTGATTTATGTACTTCTTTTAACTCACCTTCTAAATAAACAGTATTTTCTTCTGGTAAGAAATCTGTATGACCACTCCATTTAGAAACTATAATTGGTTTACCTGTTGATGCAAATTCTGCAAGTGGTCTACCATAACCCTCACCTTTAGTGAACATTAAAAATGATTTAACTTTTTCATCATTATAAAGAGAGTTCAAATCACTTTCAGATAAATCACCAAATACTAAATGAATAGGAGGACACTTTTCTGCAAATTGATTTGTAACATCTTTAATCTTTTTAGATAAACTTTCACGTTCCATTACCGAAAATCCTGCTTGAGAAGTTTTTAGGATAAGACCAGGTTGTTGTTTCTTTGGTAAATCTTTGAAAACAGTACAGAATGTTTTAATCATCATTCCTACATCTTTTCTATCATGTCCTAAATCTCCTGCTAACCAATGTCCTACAAATAAGAAATTGAAATCAGTATCAACTGAATCTAAAATGGATTTTGATGATTTACCATTGAATATTTCTGTATCTATTCCTTCAAATAGAACCTCAACTGGTTTTTCTAATTTTAATTCACCAACTTTTTGTTTAGTGTTTTTATCAACTTGGTCAAATGATGTTTTAGTTAATATATCCTTGGTAAATTGTGAAGGTGTTATAATTAAATCCATTTGATTACTACCTTGTATAAATTCTTGTGGTGCAATCGTAGTTTCTACTCCCGCTGTAATACCAATATTATACTTACCGATTCTTTTAAATTCATTAGCAACAGATATCTGAATAAAAATATCTGGTTGTCTATCTAATTGAGTTACAATATTTTGTAATATATTTTGACCAAATTCACTTTGTGGGTCTATTTGGTCTTGTGGAGTATTTCCCCATCGTGTTGGTACTACTTTTATATCATATCTATCCAAATCAAATAGTGATTTGAGAATATCTCTTGAATGGTCACCATAACCACTTCTTGTTGCAACTGGTGCTTGAAATACTAATAAAGGTTTACTCATTATCTTAATTTATATACGTTATACTTTTCTTTTGGTTTCCAATTCTCTATTGCTTGTAAAATACCATCTGCCATCTGTTTGTTTTGGTTTTTAGCATTTAATCCCATTTCTCCCATGAATTCTTTTCTACCTACTAATCCGGCTTTTGTTCTTTCTTTAGGTGTTTTATCATACCAATATCTAATTGCATCTGTAACTTCATATACATCTACCTTATCATCGATGATATAAGGAGTAGGAACAGAACCTACCATAGTTTGAACTCTTGGCCAAACTGGTTTTACCCACTCACCATGAGTTACTTTATCTTCCCACTTTCTGTAATTGTGAAGTGAACCAATTTCTTTATAATCTTCAGCAGTTAGGTATTTACCATCTACCTTGAATCCACATTGGTCTTGTAATCCACCTGTAACATTTATAATTGTTGGTGTTCCTGCCATAATAGATTCTGCAGTAGTTAATCCAAATCCTTCATTACCTGCGATATTAATTGTAACATCTGATAAGTTATAAAGGTAATTTAATTGTTGTTGATTTACTCTATCTGTTGAGAATTTAATATCACAATCAGGTGCGATTCTCTTCTGTACTTCAAATAAGTTAGTACCATTCTGGTCAACGGGTGCAGTATGCATTATCAAACATACCTTATCTTTATCTTCTTCAGGTAATCCATCTCTAAATTTCTTAAATGCCCAAATTACATCTGATGGTTGTTTTCTTTTGATGTTTCTATTCATCCAAAATAAAACAAACTTATAATCTTTACCACCAAAAAGTTTATTTTTAAATTCAACCGGTACATCTACTGGTTTAAAGGTGTTTTCGTTAATACCATGTGGTACATATGATACTTGCCAATCTTCTAAGGGTTTGATTGTTTCTGATTCTAATTTACCAACTCTACTTACAATACCATAAGTTTGTCTTGAAATACATCCCAACCAATCACAACTTTCGTAGTAATCTCTATTATAATGTGGGTCTGGTAAATCATCCCAAATATGGTAAAATAAAATTGGAATGTTTTGTCTTACTTCGGCTTCTATCTCATATAACCATCTCCAATATCGTGGGTCTGTAAAGTGTAGGATAGCATCGGGTTGATGTCTCATGATTAATTCACGAAGAATATTAGCATCTCCATAACCAGTCCAAGGAATGATTTTAAGTGAAGCATCTTCGATACCACTTATCTTTCTTGCATCTTCACCTAAATCTATTTCTTTACCTTTGTCTGGATGATTAACTGCAGCTCCTAATTGAACCCAATCAAACTTATCAAAGTTTCCAAATACAAATTCTTTGGATACAGTTGCTATACCTGATGACATTCTTAAGTCATCTGAGAGTAGTAAAATCTTTTTCTTTTTTGCCATTAAAATGTTATTAAATTGTTCTGTAACGTCTTTTTGAGTTTAACTTTACTCGTATCGTATTACCTAAGTAGGTTTTGTTTTCAACCCTATCGTTGAACTCACTACGAATAGTATTAAGTTGGGTGTTGCCGTTAGCTTCTCGTTTCATAATTAAAATTGTGAACCACTATGTTGTAGTTCTGTGTAATTGTTTATATCTCCTCTAAACTCTTCTTCGTTTATATACTTGTGTACAGAACGATTTACTAGTTTTTGAAGTGTGATATTCGAATCAAAAGATATTCTCTTAAATGAAGAGTAAATATCTTTTACTATTTTTACGGTTGTCAATTTTGTATCTGCCATAACTATCCTTTTATATGTTTTTATATAAATATATACAAATATAAAAAACAGTCTAATTCCATGCAGAACAGAGATTTCTTGTTTTAAATTCACACCAATCACATGGTTTACCTTTATTAGCTGGGAATTCGGTTTGAATAATCTCACCATTCTCACCAAATACAGAATCTACAAACCCCATAAAACTCTTCCAAGCCATATTCATTGAAGGTTTACCATTAGCAGGAACAAACTTAGATATTCTTGGGATAGGAAAATCAGCACCTTCCCATAATTTTCTTTTAAGTATCTGATATTCTACTTTGATTTTATCTAAGGGGATATCGTACTTATCTGAATAAAACTTTTTATAAAGTAACATCTGTGAGGTTTTTACCTTATCATTCTTTTGATATTTGTTCCAACCTCTTGTTGAAGTTTTCAAATCAATGATAATATATTCTTGTGTAGTTTTATCTTTTAGAAGTATATCAATAAAACCAATAAAATGAACACCTGGCTTAATCTCAGCATTCAATCTCTGTTCTATTGCTATAAGTTCATATCCACTCTTAGTGTATAGTTTATCCAATTTACTTACAAAGTATCCTAAGATTGCTTTACCATCCTCAAAGAACTCTGCTAACTCTTCTTTAGTACATGGATATACACCATCTTCCATCTTCTCATTTTCTTTGTTAAAGTGTTCTACTAACTTATCCTTTAACATTTGTTCAAGATTTAATTGAAGTGCCTGTTTCTTGGTTACATTATACATTACATCTAGGAAGTGTTGAATCACTTCGTGCATAGCAGAACCAAAAATAAGATGAATATTAGCATTACTAATACCCAACTTATCTATATAATTTAATTTGTATTGTTGTTGGCATGAACTATACATACCATACTGAGAATAACTTACTCTTGCCATAATATTTTATCTTTTACTATGTAAAGATACGAAAAATAAATGAGAAATCCAAATAATTAAACCTTTAATTTCAGTTTAGTTATTTCTTTTTTATCAATACCATATTTTTCACAAATATATTTTACATTTTCTCTACCTTCACGAGTTGAATAAAATATTTCAAGATATTCTAATGCTTCTTTTTTAGAGGAAGTAAATTCTTTAATAATTAACTCTACTAACCAACCTTCATATTTGGCATCATTCTTACCTTTAGTATATTTTAGATAATGTCTACCTTTTGGTAATAATCCAATAAGTGCAAGGTATAATGCATTTGGTTCTAATACTTGTGTGTAGGGTTGAATTTCAGAAAGTACTTGAATCCAATCTTTATTCATAGAAAGGAATCTATGAATCATATAATTACTCCAAGTTTTCTTATCTCCGTCATCTAAAGTTGCCCAATAGTCTGGATTTTGTTCTGAAGTAATTGCTTTTATGTGGTCAAATAGTGATTTAGCCATATTATGTTATAATTGGTTTTAATTCATCGGGTAGTAAATCTGCGTTGATTTCTCCACAATCCCCACATAGATATAATTCGACTGGGATTATTGCATCCTTAGCTTGTCCTGTTGCTATTCTTGATAATTTTAAGAATTTAGTTCCTTGTATGAATACACTTCCATCACAGTCATCACTTGTACAAACCATTTCTTTGGCTTGTTTTAAATCTACTTTTGGTTGTTGTGGTTGTTGTCCTAATATATCTGCCATAATTTATTTATTTAATCGAACCATTGGTCACGATTTGTTTTAATTTTTGTTATACCTGTTTTTCTAAGAGTATCTCTCTTTTTTTCTTTGAATTCTTGTACTTTGTTTTTAAAGTTTTTTTCTTTATATTCTTGCATTGTATCTATATACTCAAGAAAGCCATCAAAGTTATCTTGACCTAGTTTTTCAACTTCATCATCTGTTAAGGGTTTGTTTGGATTGTACTTCATATTGAATTATTTACATTGTAAATATACGAAATTTATTTGGAATATCCTAATAATTTCATGATTTTTTTTACAGATTTGGGTCCTACCTTTATTGTGTGATATGGTGCTCCAATATCATCTAATACTTGTTTACATAATGTATCGATAGCAACCGATTCTTCTAAATCTTGATATCTTTCTTTTTCATTATGTGAACCTTCTGTGGTTCTTTCTAAAAGAATGTTCACGCTATCATACTGATTATGTAAATCAATTACGAAATCGTGAAAGGGTTGTTTATAAAATTCAGCAGGATATCCTTTTGTGTAATATCTGTGATAAATTGTAGAGAATAAAATTGGTGAATCTATCACTATATAATCTACCTTACCATAACATTCTGCTATCCCTCTATGTTGATTAGCAAATACATACAACTGGTCTGATATAGCTGGTATGTTCTTATCCCATGCTAATCTTTTTGGGAATTCATAAGGATTATTACAACTTATGTGATTCTTTTTTAATTTGTAAGTTATACCTGCAGCAATGGAAGATTTTCCAATACCAGGTCCACCAAATAGATTTATTAATTTACTCATTTACAATTTTGTTATTTTATGTTACCGAAAATATCTTGGATTAAATTTCCTAATCTTACTCCTGCATAGTATAACCTTTTTTCTAATACTGGTTGATACTTGTACACATAATCATATGATAGATAAGAACCCTCTGGTGTGTTCTTATAAATATCTCTTGCCCACCAATGTGATTCAAATGTCCATTCGAGGGTATTACTTTGTTTGACAACCTCTTTCCTATATTTGTTTTGTAGGTGATTACTCCATTCGGTATAACTCATTTTGAAATCATCAATAAGGTTTGTATCCCATAGTACATGGAGGTTAGTTTTGTTATCACTACCCTTTCTACCCTTGAATGTAAGATAAATTTTAGAACCACCGTAATCCTCATACCTACCAGTATGCATAGGTTGATGTAAATCTCCTACTAAGTGTACCAAGTACTTAAGGTAAAACTTCTTCATCTCTTTATCCGATGAGGGTGATTTCAATATAGCTACACATCTTTCTATTATAGTTACCACATTAGCTTTTGTATGTTTTACTTCTGGATATTCTTTATCTAATGGTAGATTAACATAATGCCAATGACTGAATTTATCAAAGGATGGATTACTTCTCATTTCATCTGCCCATGTACTAACAACTGCAAGTGATTCTCCATCTAATATATCATATACGATATCCTTAACATCATCACTTAATTGTCTTTCTGCAATCTCACCAATTATTCTATGACCGGTCTTTCCCCAATCATTATCCATTGCATTTGCTTTACTCATAAAAGCAAACATTAGAATTATTATTGTACTAATTATTAATCCTACTGTATCTCCTTGATTCCATTTCATATCTTTAATCATTTAATTGTGATGGGGAACATCCCACATCGTTAACTTGTTTTATTTCTGTTATTGGAGTATCTGGACATTCATCTATTGCGTTGATAACTCCATCAATATCATAATCTGCTCTTGCTACCAATACATCAATACCTTCTTGTATTTTTTCTAACTTTATTGAGATTTCTTGAAGAGTTCCATTAGGTGCAAGTGTACTAAGTTGTTGTTGTAAATTGTCCAGTCCTTCTTGTAATGTAGTAATCATTTGATGTAACTCATTCATTGTTGTATCCAAAGTATCAAATTCTATAACTAAGGTATCTACTGTGGATTCTAATTCTGTTACGCTTTCTGCTAACCCACTTACATCCACTACTTGTACTTGTGATTGTAATTTTTCTATCTCATCTCTTAATGTATCTAAACCTGTTTCTAAACTTGGGTTTATACATGATACTAATACGAAACTCCAAGCTGCTACTTTATTCTTCATTCTCTTTCTCTTTTATTAATTTTCTTATATGATACAATTGTATTCCTATGATTATGAAATTTAATACTGCTAATGATATTGAATTCATCATTACAGCTACTGCTAACCATATAGCTCCACCCAATACTCCATATATCCTTAACTTTAACATATCTTTTTGTAGGAACTGTGTTATTACTAACACATTACCAATCCACCCCATTATTTCTGTTATCTCCATTGTTCTTTCATTTTATTTGTAAATTATTTTCGTTAATAAATTTTATTATGGAATCTGCTATTATCTGATGTCCATATTTGCTTGGATGGTGATTACCCGACCAATCGTAAAGATTATGTAAATAAAAATTATTATTTTTTTTATCTTCAGCGTTCATTGTTGTAATTTTATTATCTTTATACAAAGGTATTATTTTATGTTTTATAGTTTTATTAATTGAATTATTATCTATTAAATCTAAAGTTTCAGTATCAAACGCATTCCAAGGTTCTATAAAATAATATGGAATTTTTAGTGTATCTACATATGCTCTAATATATTCTTCATAATACAAAGTTGTAAATCCTATTCTAAAATCATCCCATGTATTAAAATCGTTTTGTAATTTATCCGCGGATTCTATAGTCATACCACCAAAGAATGGGTTTTCACGTTTCCATAATTTATAGAATAATGTAGGATTGGATGAGAACTTTACATATCCTTCATGTTTTTGAGACCATTTTATAAAAAGTTCATGTAAATGAGAAATAAAATCTTGGCCGGTTTTGTCTGTCTGAAATGTGATAGAATACTTTTTTTTAAAATAATCTTGTAATAACGAATGAGAATCTCTTTGTGGTGATGTCAAATTTATTATTGCAATTGAAAATTTTTCATAATTAAATTTCGTTGTACATTGATTTATAAAATTAACTGCATTGGTTTGATTACCACCGTTATGAAATTTTCTAAAACCTAGTGTTTTAAAGTGCTTTGAAACGATTGCAGCATAAGATAATTCATATCTAAGTGAGCCTGCAGGAACTATATTTTCTGAAAAATCACAGTATTTATGCCACCAATATCCCTTTTCATCAAAATTCAATTGCTTACCTTGTTTTTCTAAACCATTCATATATTCTACGGCATCTTTAATCATAGGGCGATACATATCATCATGTAATTCTAGGCCTTCGCCAAATGTAAAAGAATCTCCTGTAAATATTATTGGTTTCATTTGTTTTTTATAAATTCTACAATTGATGTTGCTAAGATTTCATGAAGTGATTTAGATGGATGTTGATTTTGTGTCCAAGGAAATTCTTCATGAATAAATAAAGATGAATCTTTTGGTAAATATGCTAAATTATCATATTTCTTGTTATCTATGTGCACTGGTATTATATTATCTATTATGGTTTCTTGGATTTGTGTATCCTTTAATCGTAATAAAACGTCATTGTCTGGTTTACTCCAATGACCTATAAAATAAGTTGGTATGTTAATTTTTTGTATCATAGAAATCATAGCATGATATGTTCTTGTATGCATATCTTCTTCAAACGAGTTGTATGATTTATACTCTAGTTGAAGTTTCCTTGCTTGATTAATATTGAAAGCATGATTACCAAAGTGTTCATTATATTTATTTTCATCGATAAATGGTGCACCATTCGTTATATAATCCCATCTAAACCAATCTAACATAAATGGTTCTAAAATTTTGGTATTACCATCATCTATCACTATGTCCAACTTATTTCTTAAATATTCTTTACCTACTTGAAACTCATCTCTAAATAAATCAGTTAAATTCATTATTACACATGAAAAATCATTACTAGAATATATTTCTAGGATTTGTTCTACAAATTCAAGTGCTTCTATATTATCACCACCATTATAATTTTTTGATAAAAAAGAAGTATTTAATCTATCGGATACCAAGGTTGGGAATTTGTATTTATTTCTTATATTTGAAGCAGTACCTCCTGCTGATATAATTTCAAATACATCCCATCTATAAAAATATTTATGATTGGGGGGTTGATTAATACTTTTTTGTTTTATTAAATCGTAGATGTTAGAATCATATAATTCTAAACCTTCTCCAAATGTAAACGAATCTCCTGTAAATATTATTGGTTTCATTATATTAATCCTTCAGGACGTCCTTTGTCTCTAGTTATATTATAATATATGTCCATAGCAAAATCGTGGTTTCCCAATTCTCCCATATGCCAACCATCTATCCCCCTTGGATATTTATTTAAATATTTTTCAGTAAAATCAATATCAATACGTAAAGCAGCTGTAATATCAAAGTAGTAATCAAATTCAGATGAAACTAATAAATTGTACACTTTTATTCTTGCATCTTTAAGAAATAAATTAACTTGATTTACGATAGTTTGATTATCAAATTTTTCGTTATAACTTGTATGGAAATATTTAAACCATGCATTTGCAACATCGTTAGTACCCCATGAGTTTATACAACCAGTATTAGTATATTTAGATTCAAAAAAATGATATCTATCTGGATATGTCCATAGAATAATTACAATATCATCTTCTTTAAATTCAAACGTGTAAACCTTATGTTGAATAGTTCTATTACTACCACCTGATTCTGCTAAATTAATAACTTCTAATCCCAATCTATTTGATAATACTGATGGCCAAGACCCAATAGGTGGATTTTTCAATCCGTCACCAATAGTATGACTACATCCCAATGTAATTAACCTACTCATAACATATTTTTTTTAATATTAGATTTTATTTTTAACCAAAAATCATCCACTCTATCGTATTGATGATATATATTATATTCTTCAGTAACATCCCAATCAGTACATGATAAATTAATAACACTATTATCTTTTATTGTAGTGTAATTATATTTTGTGTATGCAAGGATATTTAATGCCATTTGGTCTACTGTACTTTTTTTTACTTTTAATTCTGATTTAAAAATGTAATCATATACATCTTCAAATATATTTATAATATTTTTATTTTTTCCTAATACCACACCTGCACATAAATGATGATAATTTTTAATTGTATCATATTCAGTAGGATACATTTTCATCATTTCTTTAGTTGCCCATTCATTATCTTTGAGGAGGTAATCTCCATCAATACCAATGAATAAATCATATGGTGGTAATAGTTTTGGATTTTTGTGAAAGTAAACATCACGAGAATCTGTAACTAATATTTGTTCATATTCATTGTAAGTTCTTAATATATCAGGTATATCTTTAAATCGCTTACTTACAACTTGAATATCATTGAGGTTTCTTTCATAAATTTCCCATCCATTTTCAATTAAGAATTTCTTAGTAGAAGAATCACACTCATACACAACCATAATTTTTTTATCAGTATAACCAGAATCATTTAATGATTTTACTAAAGTATATAGTTGATTTTTTGTATAATTATGTGATGATGAAATTATAACCATAATAAAAAAGGGGGAAATTAATCCCCCTTATTTTATATTTTTTTAGAATCTGTATTTAAGAGAAGCATTCCATGTACGTCCGAATCCGAACCATACTGAGTTTCTCGTATCTATACCATTCCAAGTAGTTGAAGTTGAAGTTGCGTGAATGTTAGAATTAGATTCAGCAATATAAACTGTATCTAATAGGTTATTAACATTTGCTCTAAAGGATAATCCTTTACCAATATTAAAAGTAACACCACCATCTAATAAACCATATGAAGGAAGTTTTAATGCTCCATCATTATCTGGTTGAGTAAATGCCGAATCAGTAATAGAGTAATCAGCATATAGTCCATCTACGAATCTATATC